GAATATCTAGCCATCGCTCCAGACATCTTGGAGGACGGGATAACGTATTCTGGTTCACCACCTTCACCAATCATTCCAAGAGTAGGAGAACTAACAACTCCACCGTATTGAAAAGCCTTGAAACTACCTGCTCTGTTAAATGCTCCTTGTTTTGCTACAGCTAAACCAAAATTTTGCGAACCTAAACCAAGGTCAGCAGAACCAAATGGTACAGCACTAGGTCCTGGAGAAAAAATATTTCCAGTAAAAGCATTACTAAATAAACCCAAGATTCCTCTTTGAACGCTGTTGGCAATCATTCGAGCAGCCATATCTAAAAAATGATCTCCAATCCTTTGGAACATATCAGCAAATGCCTGTTGAACACTTCTAGTTCCTCTTATAATATCTTTGAAAGATTGAGAGAAAGAAGTAGCAATAGCTTCTGAAGCAGCAAGTACTTGGAATATAGGATTTTGTAATTTAACCATTTCATCATTTAAATTTTTAACTTGATCTTTAATTGCAGAGAAAGCTAAAACTCCTGATTGTCCAAATTGACCTTGAGCTTCATTTACTAATGAAAGTTGCTCTCGAAGTATCTTTAAACCTTCAATAGTATCTTTAATAGTTTGATCTTCTGTTTCTGCAAATTTTTTCTCAAGTGCTTTAACTCTCTTATCTACGATGCTTTCCACACCTAAACCTGGAAGATCTCCTAATAGACTTCCTCCTGTAGTATCCTTTATACCTCTTACTCTATCTAAAAACTTAATTTGTTTTGCTTGTTCTAGTTGATCTCTTTGTCTTGCTTTGATTTTCGCTCTAATCAGAGCTAATTCTATCACCTCTGCTCCATTAATAAGATTTTGTCGTAACAACTGTGTTGCTTGTTGATCTCCAATCTGTTTTCTTGCTTCAAATATTTGTTGTGCTAATTTTGCTTGACGATTTGATCCTCCTAAAGCTTGAAAAGCTCCACTATCAGATCCAAAAACTTCTACTAATGATTTTCTTAATCTAGGATTGTCAAACTCTTTAAAACCTTCTAATAAACCAAAAGCCTCTTCTTTTGTAACTCTAAATCTTTTTGCTAATTCATCAATATCTTTAGCAATTAATTTACTACTATTACCTGCAGTTGAAAATCTTGCATTTAAGACAGCTAATGATTCGTTAAATTTTTGGTTTCTATCAATTGCAGAACCTATAGCTGTACCAACAATTGATAATGCAAATCCAAATTGACCACCTATCAAACCACCTGCAAGTCCTCCAACTCCACCACCAACGGCTGCAGCACCTGTCTGTCCAAATAAAAGCGGAAAAGCACCACCGATAAGAGCACTACTTGCAGCATTTCCAAAAGTTCTTTGGTATCTAGGATTCCCTGTTGTGCTACCTCCAATTTTTGTACCTTTTTTAGGTCTTGGACCAATAGGAAAACTATAGGCATTAGGATCTCCTGATAAATCACCTCTTCTAAATCTTTCAAAAGAAACTGTTCTTTCAGCTTCTGCTATAAGTTTATTTCGTTCTCTTAATCCATCCGCTACTGCTCTATTGGCTCTTACGAAATCTTGAGCAGCAATCGTAGCACTTTTTGTTCCAAGAGCTACTTTATTAAAATTAGTAGTGGCTAAATTTAGATTTTTATTAAGACTATTAGTACTTCTTACTGATAATTTAACTCCATGTAAATAATCAGCAAATATAGACCCTCTACCTTTTTTTCCAGCTAATAATTTATTTATTCTATCAATACTGTTAGATGATTGATTTAATTTTTGAGTCAAGCGATTAACTTGATTCATTCCTCTAATCGCTATATCAATCGAAGCTTCTGCTCTTGCCACAACAAATATTTTTTTTTATTCTACCTACGTCTGCGTATTTTTTCCATTTCTTTCTGTTGATCTTCATTTAATACCTGAAAATAAGCACTCCAACCCAATACTTCTTCAAGAGTCATTTTTCTAACATCAGATAAACTCATTCCTAATTCTTTTGCTATACCAAACTGCAACATCATAAAATTATCTTTACGCAGTTCAGCACTTAATCTTTTGGGTCAATAGTCTCTTGTTCCTCCTGTATAATACTAAGCATTAGCTTTTGTAAATCACTATCTCTCACTTCATTTTTTAAAACATCAATTTCACCTAACTGAAATAATTTCACACCATTTTCATCTTGAGCCTTTGTTATTAATAAACGTAATGCAAATTGATTTGTATCATCAAATTGTAAACCTTTCTGAGCTTTTTCTCTTTCAGCTAATGTCAAAGGTGTGACCCACATCTCAAAGACCGTTCCATCAGATAATGTAACTTCTTTTTTTGTTGCCTCTAAATTT